GTACGCTCACGTCTTTCTGAGCAATACTTGTGTTCCAAATCAGCGAGGTTTAATCGCCAAACTGTGTTTGTGTACGGTTATTCGTAAGGGAGTTGGTTTACTAACTTCTTTCTTTGGAGGGAGGAAATTAACAGATGACATGGAAGTCCTTGTAACATCAGTAGGAACTTTTGAGTTCAATCGTAATTGTAACTCTTTTAGTCATTTTGTTAACGAACTACGCGCGATGGACTTTGATAATGGATTTAATTATGATATGTCGCAAATACTTTTTCGAACAACAGACAAAACCTTTTTAAAATTTTTAAGTGATGTAATTTGGGATGAAGTTGATTCTAGGGCACATTTTATCTTGCCATATAGATTACGTGGCATTTTCGATGGATTGGATCTTTTTAATGAATTTGAGATACAATCACGTCTACTTCTTCTTAGTGGAGATGTAGAATCAAATCCTGGCCCTTTTAATAGTGGTTCTTCGTCAATCAAGAATCACAATAAGAAGTTGATACTGTTGTAGGAACATTTTATTTTTCTGATTCAATTAAAGATTTTCAAAATTTCAAAAATGATATAATTAAATATGATCTTGAAGGTGGTATTGACTATAATCTATCTGAGATTAATGATTATAATGATCTTCAATTTTATAAGTTCCTACAAACAATTTTCTGGGATCAGATGTCTCATAATGCAAAGTTTCATTTGCCTTGGCGTTTCAATGAGATGTTTGATAATATTCCTGTTCAAAGGCTTATGACTTATGAATGGGCAATAATGGAACGCATTCTAAAACTTTCTGGCGATGTTGAAGAAAATCCTGGTCCAACAGCTTTGACTGTTGAAAATATCTTGCATGTAGCACAACAATTTAGCTACAATGATGTAATGACCAAACTAAAGCCAGTAGTAACTATCAGCAGTTTACTTAACATACTTGAATCAAAGAGTTTGAAAGTAACTGTTGCAGAGGTTATCAAACTTCTAGAAGCACATAATCTATTCTGGAGTTTTGATACCGAAACTTTAACACAAGGAGTTGACATTTTATTGAATTTCTTATGTGCTGTTGAAGATTTACCAAACCTGATTAAAAATTTTGTGAGTGATGAACACCGATACTCTTTTTCATCTGGTCTAGGTTTGGAATCTCAATGCCTTACAATTAATGATGGTGTTTTGAAAAATGCAACATCATTTTTAAAGAAATTTGATATTCCTGAATCAATAATAAGCGATTTTTCTGGTTCCTTTGTTATTGCTGGAACAGCCATTTTTGTGCTTGCTCTAATGGGGTGTGGTACATCAATGTCTAAATCAAAAATTGGAAATGGTTTTTCAGTCATGATGAAGACTATGGCAAGTGAATGTCGTGATTTGAAAGTAATATTAACTTCTTTCTCAGATACTTGGAAATTTTTGATGAGTCATCTTGGGCAATTTCTAGGTTTTACATACCTTGATGAGAAGAGTGAACAACGTACTCTTTTGATTAAAAGGATGATGGATCTCAAAGAAGAAATTGAAAAACTTGAAAATAGCAAAGACTTTGACTTTGAGACTTATAGTGATCCTTTGTATTTTGCAAAATTTGATATGAAAATCAAGGAAATGAACAAGCTATTGGAAGATATAATGCGATTTGACCAAAATGTGGTCACATTTAGAATTGAATTGGACAAATTGCGTGATCGTGTTCAGAAATTTAAGGAAGAAACAACATCATTATTCCAGTCAAGATGTGGTAAACAACAACCAACCACAATTTGGGTAGGATCTGATAAATCTGGAATTGGTAAAACAACCGTAATGGGTTGGTTTGCTGAACAAATTTCTGATGTCACTGGAAACAGGTTAACTGTGTACACACGCAACTCCTTAGAAAAATACTGGTCAAATTATGTTTGGCAAGATGTTGTCCATATTCAAGACTTTAGTCAGTGTAAATCTAATGAAGAACACAATGAACTAATTAACATCTATGGACCACAATCATATCAACTTCCAATGGCTGATAGTGAAGAGAAAGGAAGACAATTCAAATCACGATTTGTCTTTATTGATTCAAATCAGATCTTTATAAGAAGATCTGAAATGGTAGACGATCCATCAAAACTTGATAGACGTAGGGACTTTTTGTTTGAAGCACATACTGATTTTGTTTCTGACCCAAGAGACAATTCAAAATCAGATAGACCTGATACACGTGAAAGTGCATTAAAGCATCTTATATTAGAACAACTTAATCCACTGGGTCATGGTCTTTTTGATGCTAATCCAGCTGAAACTGTCCCCTTGAAAAAGTCTATTGAGTTCTTTACCATCGATGGAAGAGATGTAAAAGTTTATGGCAAAGTTCAAAAAACAAAGCTATTTAGTGAACTTGTAGCTATGTTTATTAGCCATGAACAGAAAAATCGACAGGCATACAAGACCCTATGCCTAATTGAAAGACAAAAAGGTTTACTTATCAAAGAAAAGCTTCTTGGTGAAACACTTAAGGAACAGGCAACAACTCCAGCTGTTGGTGTCCTTGCTAGTGATAAACATCCTGTTTTTGTATTGGTTGGACCCCCTGGATGTGGTAAAACAACCCTAGCGAAAACATTTCGCATGGATGATTCCCAAGATGATTTTCTTACAAAGCCTAATTCTGAAAGTTATCGCTCACGCATATTGAATGTGTATGATACTGGTAGTGAAACACTTGTTTTGACAACCAATGTTGAAGATCTTAAAACATGGAAGAATACTTTACAACAGCTTGGCTCTGATAAGTGGGAAGCAGTCGAAAGGAGGTGTATATTTGTCAACGCTTACTATAAACGGAAGAAAGGTTGGACAGATTTTATGTCTTATTATACCTATCAAGATGTTGAAAAGTTTCCATCCGATTATAACAAAATGGTTGGTTGGATGATTGATGATAAAGACATACCGTACACAGATCTTGGATTCTTTATCAAAAAAAAAACTTGAAAAAGAAGTTGTCCAAAACCTTATGTATAAGGCTGCACCCAGAGTTAAAATTGATCATGCTCTTGCTAGAAATCTTGTTGAGATTAAGAAAAAGTGGATTGATGTTGATGAAGTTGGTTTCAAAGACATCAACATTATACGAACAACTTTCAACAAGACAGAAATTTTTAGTGCTTTTAAGAGCATTGTGATTGATGTTTTGAGAAATTATCAGAGAAAACAAGATCTTGAGTCTGGCCTTGTTCAACTAAATTCAATTAGAGCTACTAGCCCTATGGAGTTTGACTGTGTTGTAAAATTGCTTGATGAAGTTATCTTTTTGACAACAGATGTTGACAATAAACTTGTTTTTTGTGTTTGTGATGATTCCTTCGATTACAGTATTGAAGATGGAAAAGTTTATTGTTATCTCGATGGCGTCAAGCAATGGGAAGAACAAGGACGTGTTGCTGATTGGTACACGCACGTCTTACGCAGCATAGATAAGATTCAAATTAATTACACAAAGATTACTCCACCATCAAGAGAGTTTATGACTTATTGTGATTATGGTTTGAATTTTTTGAAGACTCTTGCAGCTGGATTTGCTATACAGACTTTAGTTCTTAAACAGAGAACTTTGGATAGTGAGTACTTCTCCTTGTATGGTCAAGACATTAACAAACCATCAAAAGTGTTTCAGGATTTAGTATTGAGCAATGAAACTTCTGCCGATGCCTATAATTATGGGAAGGGAATGAGATTGCCAAAAGTGATGCACACACCATCAAAATGGAAAATATCAAAAGGTTTTAAGAAAAACAATGACACTGCATATGATTCAGAGTCATGTGTTGATTTGGGAACATCAACTATATCACAAATAGCAATGAGTCAAAACTATCAAGTTGTTGATGGTGAAAATCGGCACATTGCATATGCACAAGGTGTTTTTCAAAACTTTTTGGTTACCGTTGGACATATTGTGAACCATAATAAATTTTTTGTCCGCATCAATGAGATTTCATATCCAATAAAGCTTGCTTGTTATGATTCTGATCGTGATATTGCCATTATCTGCTTGCCAGATTACAAGCTAAGTTTTCGCGATATCAGAAATCATTTCCAAAAGAGTGAAATTGGTAGATCTCTAAATGGATGTGTAGCAATTTTAACAATATGGGACAGAACAAGGAGATTTTGGTCTGAAAAGTCGTTAGTGTTGGCAGAGGAACAGATTGAAAAGACTTCAACTGGTTATCATCCTGGACTTCTGTATAAGGTTGCTGGTTATTATCATCAAGCACCAACACAAACAATACATGGCGACTGTGGTTCTCCTTTGTTTGTTGTTAACCCACAACATCAAAGAAAAATTGTTGGATTGCACATTGCTGCTAATACAACTTGCGGCATGTCATCAATTATTTATGAAGATGACTTTGACATTATTATGGATTCAGAAATGCAATCATTATCTGTTGATATATTACCTTTTCAACAGGTTGTTTTGGATGATAGTCCTTTACCTGAGGAATATTCAAAGAACTTCAAGAAGGTTGGAGTAGCAGGTGTGAAGACTGAAATAGGAGAATTCATTCCCAACCATTCTGCTGATTCATGCCAAACTCAATTGTGGCCATCACCATTCCGTACTTGTGAAAATGAGGACGGAGATAATGGACTTGACATTTATAATTGTGGTATGGAACCATCAATTTTATCAGAGAAAGATCTACGGTATGCTGGAAATGCTGACCTGATAATAAAAGGAGCAAATAAGTATGCTGACGGTGAATCCTTAATTGATATGGACCTTCTTGATGAGTGCTTCGAGGATGTTGGAGATGAACTTGTCAAAATTGTTAAAACTACCAGTTTAAGAACAAAAGTTTTGACAGACCTTGAAGTGATTAATGGTTGCAGCCTGTACCCAACATCTGCGGGTATTAATATGAGTTCAAGTCCAGGTTACCCTCATACCCATCAATCTGGAATGAGACAGAAACAGAAAAGTTCAATGTTCACCTTTGACAATGCAAATAATCACTACAATTTTGCTGATAACGTTATGGGAAATGAGCTTAAAGCAAATTGTGCAGATTTTGAGAACTATCTTAAGACCACAAAGTCAGGACAATGTGCAGTTGTCTTTACAACATCCAAGAAAGATGAAGTTCTCAAGATGTCAAAGATTGAAAAAGGTGAAACAAGGGTTTTCCAGGCGTCACCAACATATTATAGTATGGTTTTCAAGAAGTATTTCCATTCTGTACAAGCTTTGATGACTATGACTCATGATAGATCACCATACAAAATTGGTATTGATGCTGCTTCATATGAGTTTTATAGGTTTTACAACTACCTACGTAGAACTGGGACTCATGGCGCTTCACTTGATTATAAAGGTTATGATACATGTTTGCCAGCAGCTTACACAGCAAGAATGTCAAGGATTTACAACAAAGTATTTCGTGCAACTGATCCCGACTGGAAAGAAGAAGATGACCATGTCCGGAACAGGCTTTACGAACAAGAAATACATCCTTTGATGCTTGTCCATGGCAATATTATCCAATCTCCAAAAGGAAATATGTCTGGTTCACCTGATACTGGACCCAAAAACAATTTGGCTAACCGTGTTAACACACTTTATGCATGGAAAACGTTATCTCGTCAGTATGCTCCTCATCTTTATTACAAGATAGATGATTATGTTACTGAAGCCAATTTTGGAGATGATAAATGTATTGTGATCAATGATCATGTTAAGGAATGGTTCACATTAGAACGAATTTGTTCGGTTCTTGAGACTGTCGGCTTTAAAATGACATCAGCTGACAAGGAAACAGAAATGCGATTGGAACCAATAATGAATTTGACATTTTTAAAAAGGTATTTCAATACTGTCAACTTCAAGCTTGATGGTGTAGAGAGATCCTTTATTACAGGAGCACTGCAAGATTCCTGTTTTATTAAGATGTTAAATTTTTGTAAGGTTACAAAGCGACATTTCTATAAGAGGACTGATCCTGTGAATTTTGATCGTGAAACGATTCCTTTGACTGCTCTTACATGTCTCAATGAAGCTTCCCTTCGAGGTAAAGAATTCTTTGAAGGAGTTAAACTCATATTGAGGATTGTGCAGAGGCTTACAATATTCTCTTGCCAAAGTTACCAAGTTTCAATGAAGCTTTCTATACAACCTACTTCAAATCTGCTTTTCCAACACTCAAAGAGTACAACATCATTGATATACTTCCTGATTCTGAGTTTCATGTACTTGATCAACGCAAGTTCATGTATAATAAGATTCAGTTTAATAGTATATATGAGTGCTTCACATTCGTCAGATATAGAGAACATTTTGACGAAGAGAAAGCACTACCAATTATTGGTAGTTCTGTGCCTCGCCTTATTAGGTATAACAATTCATACATTGAAAACCC